ATCCCAAAACTCCATTGACTGCGCCTTTTCCTGGTCTGACGTTTGATCGTAGGTGACTACGATTTCCATCGCTCTTGTTTCGGGATTCCGTACAGGGTTATTGACTTTCTTCCCCTTATACTTATCCCGCATAAGCCTCATTGTTTCTGCGTCCGGTTGACGGAAACAAATCTTTTCATCCGCTGTTAAATCAACATCCAGCCATTCAACTTTCCCCGTTTCTTTATTGACAACGGAATCCTGATATGGAAACCACTCACCTACGCCTAATTTTTCAAGATCAAACATGAAACGCTTCCTTTCCGCCTTTCAGCGTACCGCAATCAAGCGGCTGTTTATGTTAAGTACATGAACGCGCCAGAGACTTTCCCTTCAAAGGAAGTCTTGGCCATTCCATTTCTGTCCGCATCAACTTTGCCCGCTGAGGTCATCAAGATATGGCCAGATGTCCCGACGTGCAGATAAGAAGTTGAATTAATCCAAAGCAAAAGTCCGCTTGTGGTGGATCCGTTCAGTTTGGTTCCGTTTTCAACCGCCGTTCTTAATGTGTTCTGCTCTGCATCGGTCGGATCATAGGAAACATCAGCCAAACTGATTGTCCCGCCGTCTGCTGAACCAAACTCAAAAATGTCAATGTCAACGCCAAATTCTGAAGCGTCAACGGTTTTGCGAGTTGCACCCGAAATGCTATATTTACCCGCGCCAAGAATCTTAGAAGTTACTCCAAGAGTCACCTTCTGGAAACTGCCTGATAAAGTTGTTGCTCGATCTCCTGCCATTGTTTTGTCCTCCTTAAATTTTGTGGCTATTGATTTAGGGCAATAAAAAACGCGACAAGCCGGACTTTGGAAAAACCCTAAATTTTAAATTAAATTACTACTCCCAACGCCTCCGCTTTTTTTTCTTTGGTCATTTGCATTGCACACCAAAGTTTGTGTGTTGTTTCCGTAACAACCATAGTAGTTAAATGACCTATCTTGATTGATGTATCAACATAGATAGGATACCCCGCTTTCTTTAAATCCATACATAATCCGATATCCTCGCCAAGAGTTCTTCCATCTGCTTGCTTTCTGAATTTGAACCACGGATAAGGAAGTTTTTTAAATACTTCCATATCATACAGAATACATCCGGTTCCCGTAGCATCTACAGAAACAAGATCACCGTCCTTATAATCACCAACGTTCATCGGCGTAGGGATGCCGTCTATATCCCTGAGCATAATCGGATCAAATGGCGGGTATCGTCTTGGAACACAACCGGCAACCACAGGGACTCTATGCGCGAGAAGTTTTGTTACCGTGTCCACAGGATATATTTGATCAACGTCACACATCAAAATATGCGTGCATCCTTCAGCTAATGCCTTTTCGACCAAATCATTACGCAAAGTATCAATAGGGCCATTATCAGCGTGGATAAATATAAAACTCGGCTTTTCCATCAACGTGAAACTATAAAAAAAAGACGCTGGAATAAACGGAAAGTCGCAGGGTATCCCTATGCCTAATTTTTGATTGCTTATCTTCATGCCGCCGCCTTTCTGTCTAAAAGTTCATTTATATTATTAGACATCAAAATTGGTATTGCTTCCCTGATTGTTTCATCATTCCAATCCCACCACTTCAACTCAAGCAATTCCTTTATTGTTTCTTGATCGAATCTGTATTTTTTGAACTGTGCGGGATTGCCGGCCACTAGGGAATAAGGTTCTACGTCCTTCACCACGACACTTCCGGCCCCTATAATCGCCCCATCACCGATAGTTACTCCCGAAAGGATAGTAACATCAGCCCCTATCCAAACATCGCTTCCTATGGTAACGTCACCCTTTGAAACCTGATAATCCGGTATATCAGGACTGCCAGGAAACAATTGCGAGAACGGAAACGTACTTATCCAATCTCCTCTATGATTGCCGCCCAAAATAACTTTGCATCCCTTAGCAATAGAACAAAACTTCCCGATAGTAAGAGTTGCATTTTCAATAAATGAAACATCTATGTCACCATCAGAATAAGAATATTTTCCCCAGACAATAGGTTCATTTTCCGATTCGATTGCCTGTTGCTGCCAAAAATTCGCACCCCATTTTTCCGCAAGATGCTTATCGTTTCGTTTGCACAGAGCCTCATAATTTAATTGACCTGCTTTTTCCATATCTCCGAAAGTCTTTGAGCCTTCATGGTGAACATAAACATCATGGACGATTCCTATCTTGTAGCCTTTCTCGCGGGCACGGAGGCAAAAGTCAATTTCCTCCCCTGAACACGGCCACAACGATTCGTCAAATTCTCCCAGTTCATCAAAGAGAGACTTTTTAAAAGCCATGCAGAATCCAATGACATAATTGACTTCCTCTATTTCTCCTTCCATTTCTTGAGCAAGATAAGCCGCTTCTTTGTTCAGTTCTTCAATGTTGTTATAAGAAGGAAGCTGAACTCTTTGCAGGCCTGCACAATAATTTGTCACCGGAGCGACAATAGAATATTCGCCCAGGTTCATCGCCAATTTATACGCCCAACGAGGGGTCACGATCACATCGTTATTCAAAAGGATAATTATATCCCCTTTGGCTTCTCTAATTCCCTGATTGACTGCTGCCGGGAATCCCTTATTTTCTTCATTCCGGATTACTTTGATTTCCGTAAATCCTGAAAACGGCGGTTTGATCGGTGGAGTAGAACCGTTGTCAATAAGGATAATCTCACAATCCTGCGTAGTCTCCAAGACCGCCGCAAGGCATTCTTGAGTCATTTCCTGTTGGTTAAATATTGGAATTACAATTGAAATCATGTTTTTCCTTTCCTAACTTAAAGAAGTTAGCACTTCAAAATCTACCGCCCAGTGTTCGACTTTTTGTAATCCATCAACCGTTGTTATTTCCTCACTCATTGTTGTTAAGTTCTGTTCTCTCATCCAGACTAATGTATTGCTTGTAATGGTCATTGAACATTCATCAAAAAGAGCCTTTAAATCTTTATACATGGTGGCAATTTCCGTTGCGCCTTCAGAAGAAGAAAATAAAGAAAACTGAATCAACGTATTTGTGTAATGCTCGGTAAACGTCTTGTCCTGAATCCCTGAAATAATAAAATAAACACAATAAGGAAACTGGCTATTTTGCGGAGCTTCCTTATAAAATATTCTCCCATCAACATCAGTCGACAATGTCGAACCTGTGAACTTACTTTTTATTGCTGTTAGTAAATTAAGCATTTTCTTTGCACGTCAAAAATATAAATTCTCGTTTCTCGTCGGGGTCAATCGAATGAATTGCAAAGTACCTATTGCCCCACTTTATCCGCCAGTCACTTTTTAAAACTGACCTGTAACGAATCTTAAATTTCTGAATCCTCGTCAAGCTGGTCTGGTTTGCCGCCGTTACTTCATTGGATGATACAGTCCACGCTTTCGCCCAAATTGTTGCGTAATCAACCCACGTTTTAATGACCCCGCCCGCCGGATCGCTTGTCTTGATGGCGTATTGTAAAATAATTCTGTCCCGAAGTTCGCCGATGCTCATACAAATTCATCCCAAAGTTTATAAGAGGCCAATAACGCATTGACCGCTTTGTTTTCCTGATAATTAAATGAACTTAAAATTTTCCCTTCTCTGTTTTCGTATAAATCAGTCCCGATTAATTTCAGCGCTGCCTTAATTGAGTACGGAACAGAAGCCGCCGCCGTCCAACCACCAACAAATTTAATCGTAATAGGTTTTGACGGCCACGCGGTAAATGACGGCCAACTGACACCGTAAGGAAGAACAATTCTTCCAATTCCCTCATCATTTGTTTCGACAAGGTAATCGGTATTGGCAACCATTGTTGTTTCGGTTCCGTCAGAGTCTTTGTAAATAATCGAAGTCACGCTTGCCAGATTACCAAAGGGAATCTTGATAAAATCCTCTTCGGGAAATTCATCAAGATAATATTCCCATGTTTGAGTTAAAAGTTTCCTTCGGGTAATATTTTCAACGTGCTCAATTCCCGCGTAAATAATGGCGTTCAGTAGGTCGTCTTCAACCAACGTTGCCGTTAGTCGGTTTACCGTCGTGCCAAATTCGCCGGCCTGTGTTATTACCTTGGCCACTGTACGGATATATCGCTTAACTCCAGTATAAGCCTTTTCTTGTGTTGAACTGGAAGCGGAAATAGTGACTTGTGTAAAAGCTCCACCGGTCCAATCGTTCCAAGTCGCGTTGTCGTCGCTTTCCTGAATCTTAATATCAACAACCGCGCCCACGGTTAAACCGCCGTAATGAGCCACAACAAGCGCGGTATAGCCCAAAACTTCTACGGCAGTTCCGACATGCGTAGTATAATTATTTGCTATGGCATGGGAACCTGGCGCGATTGAAATAGTCTCGTCGGTATTATCCGCAAACGAACCCGAATCAATTCTTAAATGCAATTTTAAATCGCTCAGGCTAATCGGGTATAATGTTGGCGCGGTTATTAATTTTACGTTCATTTTAGATACTCGCTATCGTAATTAATCGGTCAATCTTAGTTATAATTCCTGCTTTGTATTTATCCAAAAGAGGAAAATACGTTTCAAATATCGGCTTATCGTCTTCAATGTAAGAAGTCAGAATCACAGCAACAACCTTGTATTGATCCGGTAATTGTTTGGCGATTTCGAGAATAAGATCATCATAAGTCACTTCTCCGTTTAAGAAGGTCTTAATGCCATTTAGAGCCGTAACTACTTCAGCCTTATGGTTTGGGTTATTCTGAATAAATAGAGCAAAAGCAACGTCCGTGCTGGCATTAATCGCCGTGCTTGTATTAAGACCGGCGCATCCGGCCAACATAATTAAAAACATCATTGCAAAAAATAACTTTTTCATAACGCTCCTTTCTTGAATGTTTTTAAAAAATTTACGATTGCTTGAAGTATTCCGTTTGCCTTTACCGCCGGGATCACCGAAAGAGCCTCGGACACCGCCAATAAAGCCGCCAACGCTATTGTTACATTTTGATTTTCCATAATGACTCCTAATCAATTTTGTCGTTTACGTTTTTTTTATGATAACTGAAATAACCACCCATACAAACACCCATGAACATTCCATATCTTACAAAGAAAGACTTCCCGCGTTCTTCCATTGCCTCAAGGAATATCCTGTTTGCTTCCATGAATGAGGCCTGCGGGCTTGAATCCTTCCTGAAAAGATAATCATGCAGAACGGCCTCTCGGTGCGCCCTGTCCCCGAATAATGTGTAAAACAAAGGAACTCTGGGGACGCTCGCGAAGTCAGTTTCAAATCCTGCCGGAACTTCTATCAGTCCGACAATGCCGCTTTCATAAATCAACGGTTTGTCGATTAGCCAGACGGTGTCACTGTTTACTTTGAGCCCGGCGTCAAGTTCTGTTAAAAATCTTGGCATCATCCCACCTCGATTAAATCCGTAACCTCTACTGCTCGTTTAGGCACTTGCTTTGCCCACGCACTTTGTCTCATGTGGTTTGCCGCGTCCTCCCATCGTCCGGTATTAAT